CCAAGGTAATAAAGTTGTTGATAATAAGGGTGGCAATAAAGATACTTATGCAGGTAGTGGAACTAAGAATAAACCACTTACTAAAAATGGTAGCCCATTTACTGGAACCTATAATGGTAAAAAATACAACAATGGAATCCTTGCTACAGCTACTGCCGAAGAAGGCACAGGCTTAACAACAGCACAAGAGTCAACTCTTGGAACCTATGGATCAAAGTATCTACTTGAGTACTTCAAGGCTAACTATCCTACGATCTATAACGATCTGATTAAGTTTGCTAAAGCTAATGAACTACCCGGAAATGTTGAAGGGTATCTTCGTAATACCGCTTGGTATAAAGATGTTAACCAGAGAGTTAATGCAACAGTAGGTGGCTACGCTTTATCTAATGGTATTACCTTAACCAAAGAAGAAGAGACCTCTTTCAGAGATAAGCTTCTTGCCAAGGTAGTAGACAAGGATGAAGTTCAATATCAGATTCGCCTTAAGTCTATCGAGAGGTATCAGTTAGAAACTGTTAAGCCAGACATTGCTCGTGCAATGAAAGCAGGTCTTGACTTCGATAGAGCTGCTGCTGACTATATCCAGACTTATACCAAAAACTTTAATATGGCTGCTTCACAGTTCTCTGTGAATGATCCTTTATTCCAGCAACTATTAACTAAGTCTACAAACCTTGCAGACTTTGAAAAGGGTATCCGCAAGACAGATAAGTATCTGTCTCAGCCACAGGTTCAGCAACAGATCAATTCAAATAAGTTGATGGTGCAGACCAAGTATCGTCAGTATGGTCTATCTATTACTGATGAAGCAGCAACTAATCTTGCCAAGAATGTTTTCCTTGGAGATTCCAGTAATGAGCAGATTGATGAGAATCTTCGTCAACAGGCTGTTGCAGCTTTCCCTGCTTTCCGTGATCGAATCCTTAATGGAGAATCTCCGTTGGCTATTGCCAGCCCATACATCCAAGCAATGGTTCGTATTCTGGAAATCCCGGAGGGTGGTATAGATCTTGAAGATCCTACAATCCGCAAGGCTATGCAGGGTAAGGCGATTACAGATGCTAAAGGTACTGCAACCTCTTATGAGACAGTTCCTTTATGGATGTTTGAACAAAGCCTGTTCAAAGATAACCGTTGGCAATTCACATCTAATGCTCGTGGTAAGGCAGACACAATTACATTACAACTCAAGGATATGTTAGGACTATAACATGGCAGAAAAAGTAAAGGTTAAAAGCGGTCAAACGCTTTCTAGTATAGCTAAAGCAAACAATACTACAGTCTCTGCTTTGCTTGATGCCAACCCTAAACTAACTGAACAAGCTAAATATAATGATGGTAGAACCTTGTTCTCGGGAACAACAATTACAATTCCAGATGCTTCTCCAAAAGGCAGTTCAACTACTGCTGCAACAGCAACTGGTGCTGCAACAAGTACTCCAGTAGTAACCCCACTTACTACCCCGGCATCAGAAGGTGGGCAATTTACTGGCCCGATACCAGTCGGTGCAACTAGAACAAAAACTGGTTATACAACAGCAGATGGAGAAGATGTAACACCAACTGCACCATATACATATGATCCAGTATCTGGAACATTTAAGTCAAACTTTCCTGAAGATAAACCCGGTAAAAAAGAAGTATCTCGTGTTAAAAATCCTGATGGCACATTCACAGTTACATATGATGATGGAAGTACTGAGATTGTTGGTACTCCAACAGGTAAAACTGTTACAAGAACCGAGATTCTTGGATCTGGTGCCAATCGTGTAATTCGTACTTATTACAGCGATGGAACATATACAGATACTCCAGCACCGGATACTTCACAACAAGGAATGACCCCAGAAGATGTGCAGAAGGCTATCGATGCAGCCCTTGCAAAATCAATGGCTAGTTTCCAAGCACAACTTACTGCCCAACAGAAAGCTGCTGAACAAGCAAAGCTTGAGCAGTTAGCTAAAGAACGCAAGTCTGCATATGACATTATTACAGAACGATTCACTCAGATGGGTGTTCCAGAGTTCGGTAAAGTAATCTCTGATATTTTTAAGGGAGAAGGCGTAGACCGAAGTGGTAAGAAGTTTGATGAGATACCTACAACCACAGAAGGTTTCTACCTACAACTGATCCAAACAGCACCTTACTATGAAAGATTCGGTAAGGTTAATGAAGCTCGTATTAAGGCTGGATATCGTTCATTAGATGAAAAGACTATCGTTGGCATGGAAGATGAATACCAAAAGGTTCTTACTTCCTATAATGCACCAAAAGGTTTCTATGATCAAACAAGTGATTTCCAGACATTCCTACAAAACAACTACACAAATGTTGATGTAGCAAATGTATTCCAAGCATATAGAGATTTCGTGCAATCAACTGATCCGGGAATCCGTGGTCAACTTAAGAGTCTTTATGGGATTACTGATGATATGACTACCGCTTACATGATTGATCCAGCAAGGGGTCAAGCAATTCTTGAGGGTATTGCAGGTAAGAACCTTAATACAGCAGCAGCCCTTCTTGAGGGCTTAACCAAAGAGCAAGCAGATATTGCACAGCAATACGGTGCAGGATCACTTGCCTATGGAACTCAGAGACAGAAGTTCTCACAGGTTGCTAGAAACATTCAGCAATATGGAGATCTTGCTTCAATCTATGGCGAAAACTTTGGAGCCAAAGAAGCTATCGCTGCCGAGTTCGGTGGAGATGTCGGAGCCACAGAAACCATGGGTAGATTAAGAGCTACAAACCTTGCACAATTCTCTGGAACAACCGGAGTTGGGCAGAGAGCATTAAGATCAAGAACCGTTTAATCGGTCGGGTGACTGGCAGTCATTCAGGTTCAAGACCTGAACACCCACTCCATCTCTAGAAATACCGGAGCTTGAGATGAGTATTAACCCGGCAGTTGGAGCCAAGTAGATTCCCCGATCTATTTGAGGCCAGCGACAAACATAGAAAAAGGGAGTAGGACAAATGTCCAATTACGAAGATGATGAGGAAGATTTCGAATTAGATTCGAATGATGCATTTTCTCAACTACGCAAAGCTAATAAGCAAAAAGAAAAGCAACTGAAAGAAATTCAGGTAGAGCTTTCCGAACTGCGTAAAGAAAAACGAGATAGAACCATCAAAGAAACCCTCACCTCTCGTGGTGTGAATCCGAAAATAGCGGCATTCATTCCACAGGACATCGACCTCACGGAGGAATCGTTGTCGACTTGGCTTTCTGAATACGGAGATGTTTTCGGAATCGAAAGTCAATCAACCAACCAAGCAAGCTCTAACTTGCCAGAAGGTTTCAAAGAAAATTACATGAAGGCTCAATCAACTATGGATGCCGGCATGACAGCCGACAGAGAAAAGTTGATTCAATCTCAAATGGATGAAGCTGCTGCCAAAGGCCCAGAAGCCTTAAAGCAGCTCTTTGCAGATCTTGGTAAGCAGGGCTATTAACCAAGAAATAAGGAGGTAGTGCCTAATGGCAACTACACAAATCTCTGGTCTTGGCAACCTCGTAGTCAATGCATATGACACATATGTTCGTGCTGCACTCCGCTCACTTCCTGTTATGCGTTCTGTTGCAGACCTACGACCAGTTTCAATGACCAACCCGGGTACATCTCTCAAGTTTGCAGTTTATGCTAACTTGACTGCTGCTACCACAGCTCTAACCGAAACATCCGATATTACACCGGTTGCTTTGGCAAACCCATCTCAAGTAAGCGTAACTGTTACCGAATACGGTAATGCAGTTGAGCAAACTGAGAAGGTAAACTTCGCTGCATTCTCCGACATTGATACAATGATTGGTGATGCTATTGCATTCAACGCTGCCGATACTCTCGACAAGCTTGTTGCAACAGCACTAACATCTGGAACAGTAGTTAAGTACGGTGGAAGCCGTACATCAACAGCTACTCTTACAGCTTCAGATGTTCTTTCAACAGCAATGCTTCGTAAGGCACAGACAACACTTCTTGAGGCTAACGCCCAACCTCGTGTTGGTGATCTTTACACATTGTTCATCCACCCACGCCAAGCTTTCGACCTTCGTGCCGAAACTGGATCAGGTGGATTCGTTGACATTCACAAGTACACAACTGAGAATGTTGGCAACCTATTGACTGGCACTATCGGTGTTCTTGAAGGATTCCAAGTTGTTCAGACAACTCGTGTTCCATCAACCACTTCAGGTGCCTCTTCAGCTACTGTTTACTCAGGAGTTGCAGTTGGCAAGGAAGCTCTTCTTGAGGCCAATGTATATGATGTACAAACTGTCATTGCACCTCAGATTGACATCCTTCGCCGTAAGTCAGCACTCGGCTGGAAGTACTTTGGCGGATGGAGCATCTTCCGTGATGATGCCGTTGTCCGTTTGGAAACCGGTGCATCAGCTCTTTAATCTGAGCTAATTAGTTGAGGGGGTGGGGTAACTCACCCCCTCTCTACAAAGGAGAAATATGGCTACTTATACTTTTTATCCACCGCAGGTAATGGAGGGTTATCCATTGCGAGACAAATGGTGGAGAAGAGTCGTATCTCCAAGGGGTGTGGCAGTCCTAATAGATGGAGCTACAGTCACCACATCTCGGGCAGTAACAGAAGATGAGTTAAATGAATATCAGTATGTCTTTCTTGGCGGAAGAGAGCATGTCGTAACCGAAGCGGTTAAAGATGTTTTAGTGGGTCTAGGGTTTATAATTAAGACTCAAGGTGAAGCTGATGCCGCATCTGATGAAGCACATAATGGATTTTTAGTATTGAGGTCATAATGGCATGTAGGACAGGTTGCCCCACTCAGGATCATGCTAACTGGGGAGAATGCCTTAGAGATTCAGGATTACAAGTTAATACAGGAGATGCTAATAGCAGAAGGGTAATGTCTCAGAAGTCTTGGGATAGTGAACTCAATGCTTACAAGTCAGCGATAGACCAAGGCATTGAACCAGCAACAACTAATATGAAAGATATCCGAGGGGCTGTTGAGCTATCGAATATGGCTGGTAAAGCCTTCGATGCCAACACCAATAGTTTTAAGGACTGATAATGACTACCATCGTTGGAATCCAAGGTAAAGGCTGGGGCCTTATAGCAGCAGATTCCTTGATGGTTTCAGGTAGTCAAAAGTTTATAGCCAATGGCATGGATAAAGTCATTGAAAAGGGCGACTATGTCTTTGCCTTTGCTGGCGATGCTATCGCCGGGGATATTGCCAACTTCTGTTGGATTCCACCGAAACTACCAAAG